TACAGTATTCTCTGAGGGGAGGGTATTAAAAGGACATATAAGAAAGCAAAACATTAAGGGCTTTATCGCAGAATTAACCAATAATGTTTGATAATTCAAATAAAACATCTATTTTTGCAGCATAAACAAACGACTACCACCGTTTGCAAGATATTTGCTAATATTAGCACAAAGCCCGTTTCCCGGTGTGTGGTAGCCCGGATTACGGGCTTTTTCATTCTATGAACGAAAGAAGTTATTTAATTTTAGATTTAGTACGTTCAAGGGTTTTAGATTTAAACCCAACGGAAAGCATTTTAGCGTCATGTTTCTTTGGTTTGTTGGCGCAAAATCCAATACAATACGCCGGGAAACCGTATTACATGGCAGACTATAAAAACGTATCTGTTTATTGCCCAATTTTGCCAAATAAGGTTGATACGTTAAGGCGGCTTTATAAGAATTTGGAAAATTTGGGATTGATTCAAATAATAAAGATTGACAACCACGTTTGTTTTACCCCGTCGCAAATGTTAAGAGATTGGGGAACCGTTTACAAATCCGTTGAAGCGGAAAAAAATCCCGTTGAAGCGGAAAAAAATTCCGTTGAAGCGGAAAAAAATCCCGTTGAAGCGGAAAAAAATCCGCCATATATAAATAATATAAATAATAATATAAATAATAATATAAATAACACTATAAAGAAAGATGCTAAAGCATCTAAAGAAAATCCGGACGGATTTTCACAAGCCGATTTTTCAAACGAAGAAAAAACAGTTAAAGCAAGTATTGTTTATGGGTTTACCCCGGAATTGTTGGACGTCAGAAAACAAGTAATTGATAAAGTTGATAATTACTTTGCAAAACTTGTATTCCCATTTGATAGCGATGAATTTAAACGGAACTTTTATATTTTGATGTGTCAACCGAAATGGAGAACGTTGCAAAAGAGTTTTTCAGCGATACAAGCAAACTTAAATGGTTTGAGTAAATACCCGGAAGAATTTGCGCTGATTCTGATAAAAGAAAGCATTTCAAAAGGTTGGGCGGCGTTAGAATATGATTCAACCCCCGAAAAATACGAAAAATGGGAAAAAATGAAACGTTCCGTAAAGACAGAGCAGCAAAGCAGCAAAGAAATTGCGGATATGATGAAGTATTTAAACAATGATTTTGATTGATATGGGAGCAATTGAAAAAAAAGAAAATACGGCGTTAGAAATATATAATACCAAGCCCGGAACAAAAGCCATTGAAGTACGCCGTAGAATGGTGCAATTGCCGGAGGTTGCCAAAGCATTAAACCCAGTTGAAAAATATGTTTTCGCAGCGTCAACAAAAACACCAATTGCGGAAATTGACGATGCAAAATTAGTTGAAAATCTTTCGTTACTGTTTAAGCGTATAGCAATAGACGTTGGTTATATAATACCACAGAATGAAAATGATTGGAATTATATACAATCCCGGTTGTTGGATATTCTGAAACGTTATTACTCAGATATGACGTTGGCTGATATTAAGATGGCTTTTGAATTGGCGACGACTGGAGAGTTAGACGAATATTTGCCGAAAGATAAACAAGGGAATCCGGACAAAAACCATTATCAACAGTTCAACGCCGATTACTTTGCAAAGATTCTGAAAGCATACAAGCAAAAGCAGACAGATGTAATTGACAAAGCATACAAAGCTATACCGGAAAAAAACAATGAAATTTCGCCGGAGCAAATCCGGAGATTTGAGATACAAAGACAATGGCGGAACCGTTATATTTTCCTTTGCTACAAATACACCGGGAAATTAATATTGGGGCTAACTGATGATATGTTTTTGTATGAATGGTTGCAAAAATGCGGGTTGGCTGATGATGTACAAGTTAAAGAGGACGACCGAAAAGAAGCGTTTGCCCGGTATATGCAGCGTGTAGCCCGTGGAATGATAAACCAATATACAGCGTTTCAAGTTCGCCGAAAAGGAACCGAAAGCCCGGAAATTGATTTTACGGCGTTTGAGGTTTCCCGGAAAAAGGAGATTATAAAAGCATTTGACCGGATGATTTCCGAGGAAATGCAAGTTGATAACTACATGAAGTTTTAAATATGGAACTATTTATTGTTTGCTTTATAATTGGCGTAATAGGTTATTTTACAAAAGCGGGAGGTTATATATGGAAAAAAATATAAGAATTTCAGCAGTAGTGGGAATTGACCCGGGAAGCAATGGCGGTATTGTAACATGGCGACCAAACCACAATATAACCGCCATAAAAATGCCGGAGGATATAAACGACATAAGAGATTATTTGAATCATTTGAAAACAATATGTTCGCCAATTGTTTTTCTTGAAAAACTAAGTGTGCGCCCGGATGATATAACGCCGGGTGCCGATGGCGTCAATATGGGAAAGTTGTACCGAATACAAAAGATGATGGCAAACTTTGAGCAGTTGAAAGCAATCATTTCAGTTTGCGACATTCCGTTTGTTATGGTGCATCCTATGAAATGGCAAAACGAATTGAAGTTGCGGGCAAAGATAAGCCGGAAAAAGGAGGAAAAGAGCGAGCGAAAACGCAGATACAAAGAGATTGCCGGGAATTTGTACCCGGAATTGAAACCGACATTGTGGAACGCCGACGCCACGTTGATAATGCACTTTGGACGATACATTTTGCGCAACAACCCCGGTTGGGTGCGTCAGAATTTACCAAGCAACATGCACGAACGTTTGTTTTAGCCACGTAGAGCGATTTTAATTTCAAAATGGATAAAATATACATGGAAGAAGAAAAAGCCCCGCAAATCGAAAATCCGGGAAAAATAACGTTGGAAGAGTTCGCCGAGTTAATTCGACAAATGCGTCATAATCAACGCAGATATTTTGCCCAACGCAGACCGGAAATATTGGAAACGTGTAAACGTTTAGAAGGTGAAGTTGATGCAATTGTTGCTAAAATAACAGATAAACAAATGAGGCTGTTTTGATTTATGCCCGGAATGTATAACGTTCCGGGTTTATTGTTTTTTCTTGAAAATAAAAAGAAAAAATTTGGGTAGTTAAAATGTTATGCGTATATTTGCAGTGTCAAACAACGAAAGACCCCACAGTCTAACCAAAATGCAAAAAGACTGTTGAAAGATTAAGTTCGTAAGAGTAGAAAGTAAGCAACGGTATCTACAAAGGGTTAAATGATGGTTCGGTAACCGATTAAATGAAGCTATAAAGCCAAAATCTTTCAAAGTATGACAAACACCGACCGGGCGGGTTCCCGGAAAGTAAACATTTTATTATGAAAACAACGATTTACGATTTTGATTTTGAGATTGCCGGACACGGATATTACAAAGTAACTTACACGTCCCCGGCAACGGGTAAAAGATGGACGACAACAACAAACAATATGCCTTTGATTGATGCGACCAAGAACGCAGAAGAACCGAAACGTAAGGATTTGGAAGAACTTAAAAGGATTTGTAAAGATGGGAAAGTTTGTTGATGAAGTAGGAGCAATCCGGCACGCAATGAGCGACAAAGAGTTGAACGAATTATACAAGCGTTTGGAAAGTTTCATTGCTGATTGCACGGTTGAGGAAGCGAAAGAAAGCCGGGACGCATTTGTTAAGGTGCAAACAATGATATACCAAAGAATGAGAGAAACAAAAAAATAATATTAACCGCCGGGGGAAACCCCGGCACAAACCGAGAGCAAAAATGATAGTTAAGAAATTAGAATTGGTAAATTTCCAAGTAATTAAAGAGTTTAACGCAGATTTCGACGGTAACGTTTATTTCATTACCGGAGATAATGAGTTGGGAAAATCAACCGTATTAAAAGCAATTGGGGCTTTGTTGACCGGGAACCGTGACGCCGTATTGAAGAACGGAGAAAGCAAAGGTTTTGCAAAAATGATTGTCGGCGACGACGGAGAGGAATACGAGGTTGAATTGAAATTCACAAAAGCAAACCCACGTGGCACGTTATCAATTAAATCAAAGACAACCGGAATGAAAAGTGATAACGTTTCTATGTTGCAAAAGATTTTCGGTTATACAGATTTTGACGCCGTGGAATTTTCCCGTTGGTCGGAAACCGCCGAGGGACGCAGAAAGCAAATTGAGGTTGTAAAGTCTTTGTTGCCGGAAGAAGAAAGAACAAGGATTGCCGAAATTGATACAACCGTTGCCGGGCTTAAAACAGAACGTACCGGAGTAAACCGAGATTTGAAAACCTACAAATCAATATCAGACGCAGCCGGGCAGGGATTGACAACAGAGGATTTGAAAACGTATGCCAAACCAAAGGACATTACGGAACTGATGAAAGAACAAGCCGAAAACGCCCAATTGATAGAAAAAGCAAAAACCGTTCGTTCGGCTTTGGAGCAAAGAAAAAAGCAGTTGGAAGAAATTCCGGAACGTTTAGCAGCGGCAAAAGCGACATACGAAAAAGCCATTGAAGAAGCTAAAAAAGCGATAGAAAGAACTGAAAAACTTTACAAAGAAGCTATTGCACAAATAGAAAGTGAAAAGGCAGATTATGAAGCACGAAAAGCAAATGCCGAAAAATGGTTGGCTAATTATGAAGAAAACAACCCGGAAAAGTTAGATACAGCCGAGCAATTGAGAAAGGCAGAGGAACACAACAAAAAGGCTGCAAAAGTTGCCGATTATCTGACAAAGAAAAAGCAGGCAGACGACAAAAGAGCAGAAGCCGAAAAGATGGATTCAGATATTGCCAAATTATCCGCAGAGCGTGAAAAACTTATTTCGTCGGCAAAATTGCCAATATCCGGACTTTCATTCACTGACGACGGATTGGTATTAAATGACGTACCATTTATTGCCGGAAAAGTTTCAGATTCGCAGATTATGGAAGTTGCCGCAAAACTTATTATTGCCAGCAATCCAACCGTTAAAGTGTTCCGCATAGCGAGGGGCGAAAGTTTGGGCGAAAAGAGATTGCAAGCAATTATTGATATTGCCAAGAAAAACGGGTTCCAAGGATTCATTGAAGAAGTTAAAAGAGGGCAGGACGATTTGATTATTGAGGAATACACAGAAAACGAGTAATCAACCGGGGCGTCGGTTTCCCGGCGTCCCTTAAACAAAACAATATGGAAGTTAAAGAAATGACAATTTCGGACGTTTTGAAAACGCCCGAATTTTATAATAATCTGAAGGTGGTTATTTCCGATTTGGAAAACATCCGGAGAAATGCAGGAATAAGCGCAAACGCCCCATTGAAACGGCACCCGATAGATCGTTTGCAGGAAAAAGGAGTATTTGAACCGGGACAAATGACGGTATTGTATGCAAATGCAATGGATAAGAAGTTGCAGGGATATTCAAGCAGCGAAAGAAAGTTTATATTGGAAGTTGGCGGCGAAGCGTTTAATATTACAATGAAACGTTATATGTGGAGGTATAAAAATGAAAAGGCGTGAAATTTCAAGTAGTGGTAATATCGGTAATGATGGCAAATTACGAATGTATTTTGGAGAGTTGAACCAATTCTTTGCCATGCACAAAGGAAGCCGAATAATTGCACGTTTTACCGTTGCGTCTCCCGGTTCGTCGGAGGCTTTGAAAGGGTATTATTTCAATTATGTTGTTCCAACGTTCCGGTCGGGTATATGGGAAGCCGGGGAGCGTCTGACAGAGGAGCAGACGGAACGCCGTTTGCGTGAGTTGTCCCCGGTTATGTATGAGCAGACCCCGGATATTAACACCGGGAAATATGAAACCCGGTTGCGGACAATTGCAGAGTTGAGCAATGCGGAATTAATAGAACATATCGAATTTTTAAAACAACTTGCAAGTGAAGAATATTATATATATATAGCAGACCCAAATGAAATTTGATTATGAAAAAAGTAACATTGAAAGACAGCAAAGGAAATGAGATAAACGACATTATGAAAGATGTTTTGACGTTCGATTGTGAAACAACCGGGTTGCCCCCAAAGGGCGCAAAATGGGACGTTGATTTTGCGGAATTTCCAAATATTGTGCAATTGGCATGGGCGGTAAACGAAAAGGAACGTTCCTACATTATTAAGCCGGAGGGATGGGAAATACCGGAAGCGTCAACAGAAGTTCACGGAATTACAGCAGAGAGAGCAAACGCCGAGGGCGTCCCATTTGCTGATATTATAGACGAATTTTTGGAGGATTGCGAAAAAGCCCGTTTGTTGGTAGGACACAACATTTACTTTGATACGTCAATTGTAAAAGCAATGATATTGCGAATTATGGGGCGTGAGTATTACGACGAAAAAGCGGAGGACGCATTGTTTAAGGGCAAACGAATTGATACGATGATGAAAACAATTAAATTTGTTGGCGCATTGTATGCAGACGGACGTCCGGGCAAATATCCGAAATTGGAGGAACTTTACAACAAGTGTTTCCCCGGCGAAACATTCCCGGCGCATGATGCGTTGGAGGACGTGAAAGCCTGCAAACGTTGTATTCCGGTTTTGGTGGAAAATGGTATTATAGAACTGAAACCAAAAGAATATCCGGCGGAACAATTGAAGTTTAACCCGGAACCGGAACCCGCAAAGACCAAAAAGGTAAAAAGGGAAGTTTTAGTTCACGGCCCGAAACCGATATTTGCACCGGATGCAGAGCCGGAAAACAAGGTTGCAAAATTGTTAAATGAAACAGACTTTTAAATTATGAACGAAAAAAAAATGTGCATTGATTGCGTGGATTATCCGGTATGTTGTTTGTCCGGTCGTTGTGCTGATGATGAACCGTGCGAGTATTTCCAAGAAGAAACCGACCCGGAGGAACCGGGAAACAATAAAGATTAAAAATTATGAGCGAAAAAAAACAAAATGTTATGCCGATTCCTACAAAGGAAAAGTTTTCATTATCGAAAGTAAAGTTATTGAAAGATGGCGGGTTAGACGTACATTATGAAGTAACGGAAGTTGTCGGAAATGAGAGTTACACGAACAAATACCATGTATTGAGTGCAAAAGACATACACCCGGATTTGCGTCATTTGTTTAATGATTTGCGCCCGATTATGGGACGTGTATTCAACATAACGTCATTTAAAACCATGATGGCAACGCCGGAGTTTAAAGCAACAAAGAAACAAACAGATATTGCAGCCGCATTTGCGGAAGAATGTTTGGACAATATAGAGGTTAGGGGCGTTTCTTTGTCCGGGCAAGATGATAACGTAGGCGTCGTTTTAACCGGATTGTTTACCGTATCAAACAATCAGAAAACAGCAATCAACACCCCACGAATGAAATACAACGTTGAAACGTTCGGTTTTGAGGAAGAGTTGGAAAACATTGTTTGCGATATTGAAAACGAGGTTTACGAATTTCTGTTTGAGGGCAAAAAGGCGCAAATGGATTTGTTCGGGGCTGATGGGGAACCAAACCCGTTAGTTTACGTAAATGATGCAGACAACGAAAATGAAAATGATATGTTCCCGGAAATGGCAGACCCGGCGGACGATACAGACAATATGTAATGGAGCCAATATTGTTGACCGAGCGTTGCGAATATGAATATTGTGTTGCACGTGGTTACGAGCCGTTATTGGATATTCGTAATTTTCGGTTAGATATACGGTTGCGTGTTGAGTTACAACGGGAATTGTTCGGGAATTGCGTTTTAGGACGTGGCGACATTCCCGTTGCCAACCAACGGTTTTTCCGGTGGGTTTGGGAGCATAAGCCGCACAGATGCGAAGAATGTTTAAAGCCGTTACGGAATTATTCCGCCGTTTATTCTTCGCATATATTGACCCGTGGAGCGTTTCCCGAAATGGCGCATGATGCAAGAAATATAAATATACTATGTTTTGAACATCATTCATGTTGGGAGAATGGGGATAAAACGAAAATGCGTATATATCCGGGCAACGTCCGGATTATTGAATTGCTTAAAAACGAATACAGAAGTTTGAAAATATGAGGACAAAAAAAAGAACACCCGATTACGGGGCAATTTCCCGCCGTTCAATCCAAAATGATTTTAAAAGGGTACAAAGGTACCCGGAAAGGGAGAAACGCCCGCAAATCGAAAATCCGCCCGAAATAAATGCAGAAAGACGGGTTTTGTTTGTTAGTGAAAATTCAGCATATTACCGATACCGTTCTTTTTTCGTCGGTAAATTGGTAAGACTAATAAAACAATCAAACGTCGGCGGTTGGATAGTTGGATTTGTTTACGACGACGACCGGAAAGCGATAAATCATGCCGCCGGATGGTCGGATATGAAAAAAGAATATTTGTTGGATGGTGTAAAATTTAAGTAGATGAAAATCAAAAAACAAACCGGATATAAAATTGCGTTATACACGTTCGTGGCGTTAACGGTTGCGTCATACATTTGGACGTTATGGAGTATTGGAAGTTGGATTTTTAAAGCTATATTTCTATGAGTGTAAACAAAGTTATTTTAATGGGTTACGTCGGAAAAGACCCGGAGTATAAAGATTTCGACAACGACGGTTCGGTTGCGCAATTCATGTTGGCGACAACTGACAGAGCATTTAAAACGGCAAATGGTACAGAAGTACCGGAGCGCACCGAATGGCACAATATTGTTTTGCAAAATGGATTGGCAAAGGTTGCAAAAGAGTATGTAAAAAAGGGCGATAAACTTTATATTGAGGGGAAAATAAGAACCCGCAGTTATGAGGACAACAACGGCGTCAAAAGATACATTACAGAAGTTTACGGGTTTAATATGGAGATGTTGTCGCCAAAGAAAGACGGACAAACAACGCGGCAGGGAGGCGCACCAACACCGCCGCCGCCAATTCCCGACCAAAACAAAGATGATTCGCCATTTTGAGAATGAGGAACGAAATTAAAATTCAAATCCCGGAGGGTTCCCGGCTGATTGGGACACGGACAAAGGGGCGAACGGTTATTGTTTCTTTTGAATACAATAAGGAGGACGCAGCCGTTCCGGAGCCGGAACCGATACGACCAATTGGTTTTGCCCATTACAAGGAACCCGCCGGGAAAGATAAAAAATAAAGTTATGCAGTTTAATAGCAAAGAATATGACCCCGAAAAACACGACCGTTGGCGTGCGTTGACCGTCAAACAGCCATACGCAAATGATTTGGTAACGGCGGCATACAAAGACGAAAACGGCGTTGTTTACGGGGAAAAGGCAATTGAAGTTCGGAGCAAAAACACGTCATACCGTGGCGACGTGCTGATATGTTCCGCAGCGTCCCCGGTTTATCCGGGAATGGAAAGCGGCGTTACGTTGGGATTGGTTGAGTTGTACGACGTGAAGCCGATAAAAGAGTTTACGCCGGAGGATTGGGAAAACACCCGGATTCCAAAGGAAAAGAGGGCAAAAATAACAAAGGGTTTCGGATGGATGATGCGCAACCCAAGACGTGTTGTTGAAATGCCAATTAAGGGGCAATTGGGTATCTATAATCTCGTATATACCAAGGGCGAAATAATACAATACCCCCGGAAAATGGTAATTGACAAAAAGAGTTGGGAACAGATAAAAAAACAGATAGAGAAATGAAAACAATCGGATTCCATATTGGACGTATCGGGTTTTATTTGTATCTGCAAAGTTTGTGGAAGTATAAGCAATTTTATTTGACGCCCGGAGTTATGGTTGAGGGCGTAAAAGGACATGACGTTTATTTAGATATTGAAATTAAATTGCTTTGTTTTTCCGTTGGTTTCCGGCTGATATGGATAAAAACCAAAAGAAATTATTAACTTTGTAATGTAAAATACTAAAAACGTGAGCGATGAAAGAGATAACAAAAATATTGCCATTAAATGAGGCGGCAAAGTTTCAAAAATCCGCAGGCAAATATGATTGTACAATTACGGAATTGGCGGTAATGGGAGCAGGGAAAGCAAGAATTTCAATTTCCGGAACAGAGGAAAATTTGGATTTGTTGGTTAGTTCGATAGAAAATGAGAATAAAGAAACCACAACCGTTTGAACCCGGACGTGAATACAACCCCGGCGAACGTGCAGTTTACCGGGGTATGGTAATAATTGCGGAAAGATGGGTTAAACCGTCTGATAAACTGATTGAAAAGGTTGGCAAATTTGTATGTTTGAGTAGATGCGCATGTTGCGTTATCCATAAAGACGATTGTCCGGCGGTTGGGCTTAAATGTTACAGAACAAGCCGGAGCGATAACAAAGTAATATATTTCAGAAAATTGTATAACATAACAGAAAAAAAGCGATGAAAAAGATATTTCAATTAATAGTATCAATCCCGCACGATAAATTATTGCATATTATAGCGGGAATGATTGTTGTAATGTTGGTTTTGCGTTTGGTTTCATTTATCGGGATTCCGGGAATGATTGCACGTATTATCGCATTGATAGCAGTAATTTTAACCGGGGTATTGCGTGAGGTTTACAACAAAAAACACGGAGGCGTATTTGATAAAAAAGATTTGTACGCCACAATTTCCGGAGGACTGATTGTTTTATTATTAACCGTTTATTAATTGGATATGGAAAAAAGAAGTTTTATTCCGTTTGATGCGGAAACGTTTTTGATGATTGAAGATGTAACGGGAACAGAACCGGAAGTTACAGAGAAAGAAAATTACTTTGAACTTAAAATGTACGCCCCGGACAAAGAGGAAAGAATAATTGAAGCCGCAATATATGCAGTTCAAGGCAGATACGGAAAAAGAATAAAAGACGTAAGGACGATTAAAGAACAAAACCTTTTGCGTGGTGCAATATTCTTTGTTGAATACGAAAAAGGGGCGGGAAATTTGCCAAATGAGTTGCGCACAAATTTAGGTATGCCGGACGAAACCGCCGGGGATATTTATTGTCGCCGATTGTTAGAAGTTCGTGCATTACCCGTAAAGCGTGATAATTGGGAAAAATTGCAGATTTTTACCGGAGGCGGAACAATGCAGATTCCGAGAACGCCCGGCGGTTTGGCGGTTTATTCATTCCCGACCGAAAACGGCGTAATGTTGGACGTACCGGAGGGAAATTTTATTGTATTGCCACCGGACGGAAAATTTGGCAAAATGGATATGCAAACGTTTATGGCTAATTTTGAAGAAAGAGACGCCAATACCGCCGGATTGACCTTTGACGAAAAGAGATTGTTTGAAAAGATGAATAAACTTTTCGGCAAAAACTTTCAAATGAGATTTTTAAAACTTACAGAGGAATACCACGAATTGTTTGTTGTTGCTGATGATATGTTGGTAAATGGAATAATACCGGAAAACACGTCGGAAATTATAGACGAGTTAGCAGATTTGAACGCCGTATTGTTCCATATTGCAGCATTGTTTGGATATTCCCAAAAAGAATTGCAGGAAATGGCATATACTAAAATTGCAGGACGTGAGAAAAACCCGGAATTTATGCGCAAACACCCACACAACAAACCGGAAAGCCCGGTTTGCGGTAATATGCAGCAGGAAACCGCCGAACAATACAAACATTTTAAAGAACGTTTTAACAAAATACTATGACAAACGAAGAAAAAGAAGAAGTAAGAAAGCAAGCGTTGTTCCTTACAAATACGGCATATCTTTTGGCTGACATGGCTAATTCGTGCGCAATTGATGCGGAAAGCAAATTGGGCAAATTGGGAAAATGTTTTCAGAGGGACGAAAAAATGAGGTTCAAGAAAGCCGCAAAGTTAGCAAAGGATTTGTTGAAAGCCACAAAGGAAATAACAGAACCGATGTACGATATTACCAACGTAGATGATGCGTGTATTGATAGCGATTATCTTTTGGAAGTTATTCAGTTGGTAATAAACAGAACCGACGAAACCGAGGAAAGCAAAACGGCGATGTTGGAATACATAAAGAAGTTACCACAAATTGAACATATAGAAGTTTAAGCGTATGAAAAAAGATTTTAAACAAGAACTAACCGAACTTATTAATAAGCACAGTTTAGAAAAGGAAATGAGAGATACCCCGGATTTTATTTTGGCACAAGTTTGTATTGATGCAATGGCGGTATTTTCGGAAGCAATCGCCCGCCGTGACGAATGGCACGAATTCAGAAAGGCAGACGAAAAGAGTTCGCAGGATGCAAAACACAATTACCCGGATGATTGCAATATTTGCAAAGACCGTTTTAAATGTGCTGACTTTATGAGAACGCAACCAATTGCAAATCTGATTCAGCGTTTCAAGACGACAACGGACAAAGAGGAAAAAACAGCAATCGCCGGATTGCTAAAACAGATAAACGCCGATGCGTCGGGAAAGCCTCAAAATGATATACCGGAAGAAGTAAAAGAAGTTGCCGGAAAGTTGGCAAAGGCTTTTGGCGCACGTGTTGAGATACACCGTATTGAGATACCGGAAAAGAAACGTAAGTTTAGAAAGAAACCAAGAAAGGAGCAAGGCAATGAAACCCGTTGAATTTCCCGGCGTGAATGTAGTCTTTGCAAAAGACCAACCGGAATACATGCCGTTACCTGCAATGAAAATCCCCAATGACCCGCAGGGGCTTATAATTACCAAATGGCAGTTATCCCCGGAAGAATTGGAGAGAGTAAAAGAAACCGGAACAATACATTTGTCTATGCTGACGTTTAACCAACCATTGCAACCCGTATTGTTAACCGTAGATTTACCAACAGAAAAATAAAAAGTCATGGATAAAGAAACATACGTAAAAAGAATGGCAGAATTAAACCATATAAGGGAAAAGGCTTTGCAGTTTAATGATAAAGAAAGGGAAAAAGCAGTAGAAAGCTATAATGCTGCAAATTGTCCTTTCAAGGTAGGCGAAAAAGTTATATTTGCCCTAAACAGAAGCGGAATAATTGAAAAAATATATGCAAATGATTATGGAGATTTTTCGTATGATATAAGAACCATAAAAAAGGACGGGGAACCGTCAAAGATAATTGTTCATACAAATACATGGGACAAGATATATAAGGCATAAAAAACGCCCCGGAATTATAACCGGGGCTTTGCCGTTTAGGTACAGAAACGAAAGAAAGCCAAAATTAGCCCCGTAGGGCGACGAAAATACAAAAGACAATAAAAGTATCAAGGAACAAACAAAACCCGCTTAAAACGAAAATTCCCCGAAATTAACAAGCAAAGGGAAAGCGACGTTTGAGAGGAAAGCAAAGTAAATGGTTTTACTGTTATAAAAAGGTTTAAAAAATGGAAGCGAGTAAAAGACAAAGGGGCGGACGCCCGAAAATGTGCAAACGAACAAAAGACCAAAGGGAGTTTGATTTGGCTTTTTGTTCAAATCTGTTTTTACGTGGTTACACGTATAGGGAGATTTCGGAAAGACTGAATGAGGAAAACGCCCGGCGTGGCGTCGGTTATACCATAACAACACAAATGGTATATTGGGATATGCAACAATTGCTAATTGAGTGGAAACGTGAACGTATGGAAAATATAGACGATTACGTTACGCAGGAATTGCGAAAGTTGGATAAAATGGAGGTTGAATTGTGGGAGGCGTGGGAACGTTCCAAGACCGGGAAAACGAGAGAGAAAAACAGACAGAACGCAAAGCCCCGTAAAGTTTTGGAGGATGGCGATAACCCGGAATATTACGGGTATGAGGAAACCACAACGGAAACGTCCGCCGGGAACCCCCGGTTTTTGGATTTGCTTTTGAATGTGCAGCAACGCCGGGCAAAGATGTTGGGATTTGATGCACCAATTAAAGTTGAGATTCCGGGAATAGAAAAAAGCATAAACGGCGATGCACCGCAATACGATGTATCAGCAATCCCGGAGGATTTATTGTTTGCGGTTGCTGATAAACTACAAACAGCAGAATATAAAAAACAATTAGCAGAGAAAGGAGTAATTGACGATGGCACGAACAACAAAGAATAATATCAAGAAAAAAGACGAACCGAAACCCGTACACACGTGCGGCGAATGTGGTTGGGGTAAATTCTATTATGAACATTCAAATTTAGATATGGCCGGGAACCCGATTTGTTTAAAATGCCCGTTTGTCGAAAATCGCAGTATAATACGTTCGGAAAAAGCGTGCGACAAATGGAAAATGAAACAATAAATTGGTCGTTTTTTAAGATTTCCGGTTTTTAAGTCAGAAAAAATACGGGGGTAAGACAAAAATATATGGTATATTTTTAAGAATTAAACAAAATGGATAAAGAACAATTACTTAAAATGTACGCCGCACTAAAAAACAATCCCGGGGAATTAGTAAAAGCGGCGTCACGCAATAGGCTGATAAACTTTGCCCGGTATATGCAACCGGATTTAGCATTGGAACCGTTTCACGTCGTTTATTATACGTTGTTGGATAAATTCGCCCACGGCGAAATAAAGAAAATGATTGTGCAAATGCCCCCTCAACATGGAAAAAGCGAGGGTTCAAGCCGAAAGTTACCCGCTTTTATGTTGGGTTTAGACCCGGACAAAAAGATTTGTATCGGTTCCTATGCGGCAACCATTGCGAGAGATTTTAACCGTGACGTCCAAAGAATAATTGATACGCCAAGTTACCGGGAATTGTTTCCGGAAACATATTTGAACGGTTCCAACGTAGTAACAATGGCTAATACGTATTTACGAAATTCCGACGTAATAGAAATGGTTGGGCGTAAGGGTTCATTGCGTGTTGTCGGCCGTGGCGGTTCGTTGACTTCAAAAACGGTTGATGTTTCTATTTTGGACGACGTTTATAAAGATTATGCCGAGGGCAACAGCCCGATTGTACGTAATGCGGCGTGGAAATGGTACACGACCGTTGTACGTACCCGTTTGCATAATGATTCCCAAGAATTAATTGTGTTTACCCGTTGGCATGATGATGATTTGATTGGACGTATTGAAAAAAGCGGGGAAACCGTAATTGAGATTAAAAGTTGGGACGATGTAAAGAACATTCCGGCGGGCGCATGGGTACGCATTAACTTTGAGGGATTGAAAACCGGGGAGCCAACAGAGATTGACCCACGGGAACCGGGGGCGGCGTTATGGGATAGACGACACAGCCGGGCAAAATTGGAGGGACAAAGAGCGTTAGACCCCGTACAATTTCAATGTTTGTATCAAGGCAACCCCGGAAACGCAGAGGGTAAATTGTACCGGAACCCGTTCCGAACATACGTTGACAAATCCGAATGGGGGACGTATGTACGTAGTGGCAATTACACCGACGTTGCCGACGAGGGCGACGACTTTACATTTTCGGCATGTTATGACGTTTACAAATCCGGTAATGAGGCATGGAACGAGCAAAAGAAACGGTTTGAACCGATTCTGTATGCGCTAATTACTGACATGGTATTTACGCAGGAAAACACGGAAATAACAGCCGTTACCGTCCCGGAAATGATAAACAGATGCGGAACGCAAAAAGCATGGATTGAAAGTAACAACGGCGGTTCCGGATTTGAAAAGGTTATAAGAAAAAAACTAAAAGCAGTAACAGAACCATTTTATCAAGGGGCAAACAAGGAAAGCCGAATTATAACAAATTCAGCGATGGTAAATGCACAAATAATAATGCCGATTGGATGGGAACAGCGTTTTCCAAAGATACACGAACATTTGACCGGGTTTTTGCGTGATTTTCCTGCAAATGCCCATGACGACCCGGAGGACGGATTGACCGGAATATACGAAAAAGAGTTGGCGGACGGCGATACACGACCATACAGCCAAGCAACAAGGGGCGTTAAACGTCGTAACTAACAATTTATTCCATATACGCAAGAGTTTAACGGAAAGATATTATATCTTTGCAAAAGATAAATGGGGTAAAGAGTTAGCCCCGGAGATAGTAAAACGAGTTTTAAATATTAAAATTTTAGGATTATGATTTGTAAGTGTCCGGCGGGTACGGCTTTGCCCGATATTCCCGTAAGTAATTGCCCGGAAAGTTTTGGGCAGATTCAGAAAGTAGCATTTCAAAGATTGTACAAAAGCACCGGAGAAAAAAATTCATTTAAAACCGATGCAGGTATTGAAAAAAAAGCGTCGTGGACGCCGTTGTTGTCGGCTGACGATGATACAAAGATTGTTATTTCCCCATACATTCAAGCCCCGACAGCAGAAGCAGGCGCTGCAAGAACGTTTGGAGGTGGTAACGAAACATTGGGAGGCGTTGAGGAAGTTGTGGGACGTGAGCCAACGCCATTTACCGGGGTTATGCGAAAGTTGCCACAGAAAATTATCAAGGCTTTGAAAGAATTGCAGTGCGAAAGTTGGGGCGACAATTTGGGCGTTTATCTGTTTGACGAAAACGGCGTAATTGGAGCAATTCAAGACGCAAAAACAGCAACAACCCATTATCCGATTCCAATACGTTCTTTGTTTATCGGCGATAAAACATTGGGCGGATATGAGGCACCGGATAGCAACAACATTCAATGGGCATTTTTGCCGAATTGGTCGGATGATTTGGCTATTATTGTTCCGCAGGATTTCAACCCGCTAACAGATTTAAAAGCGGGAGCATAGCAACGTTAGGGGATTTTTCAATTGATTTTTCAAATGACTTTGCGGTTGTTATTCATTCAACAAATGAGTATTCAGTAAATTACGTTAAGTCTATGGTAAAACAAAAGAAAAGAACGAGGCTATGACAAAGACAACAAAAGTTTTATTGGTTTGTCCCCAACACAATATGAAACGAGAATTTGAGATAACGCACGCCGAACGTTTGTTGATGATGGGAAATAACGGCGGATGGCAGTTGCCGGAAAACTCAAATTTTGAATTTAGCAAAGATTATGGGATTAGGTATAAACGACATAAAAAAACAGATTACGGAGCAAAAGAAAGGGGCGACGATTAACCGTGCGATTGTACACCAACAGCGCATTAAGTTTCACGCCGAAACCTTTGTTGCGCCGTATATCAGTCAACCGTTAACGGATTTTCTGAATTTCGTTTCAAACCTTATACCCGACGATAAGTTTAAAATTTTCAAAACTCTTTTCCGTTACCCCGTTAAGACCAACGAGGTAACGGGAATTTGCTTTGATAAGTTGAGCCGAATTTTTGACGGTCGTAACCCGGCGTTCAATTATCAGTTTATGGAGAGCGGACAAAGGGACGATTGGGAGTATTATAGACAGAACGTTTTAAGGGAGCCGGAAATTTGGAGTTCTAAAGGGTGGGAATATTTCAAAACCGAAATTAACAGCGTTCTAATTGTGGATTTGCCAACGGAGCAAGACGCCGCCGATAAATACCCCCGTCCGTATTTCTATTGGTTGCCAATTGAGCAGGTAATAACGTTTGATGCAGACCCGGTAACGGGCGTTATGCGATGGATAATTTTCAAGCAGGACGACAAACGTATTGCAGTAATTGACGATGAGAGATACCGGGTATTTACGGAGAAAGACGGGAATATTGGCGATTTGCTGATTGACAGCCCCCACGATTTAGGTTATACCCCCGCCCGTTTCTTTTGGAATGAGGCAATAAGTTTGAGGGAACCCGATGTTAAGGCGTCGCCATTGACCGAGCAGTTGGAAAGCATGGATTGGTATCTGTTTTATCATATATCAAAACGGCATTTGGATATGTACGGTTCATATCCTATTTATTCCGGCTATGAACAAAGTTGCGATTTCAGCAACGCAGAAAATGGCGATTATTGCGACGGCGGGTTTTTGAAAGACAAACAAGGACGTTACAAGTTAGACCAAGCCGGGATATTAGAGCGTTGCCCGAAATGTGGCGACAAACGAATTGCCGGGGTTGGTTCTTTTGTTGAAATACCCGTTCCCGATGGCGACAAACAACCGGATTTGCGCAACCCGGTTCAGATGTTGACCGTTGACCGTAATAGTTTGGATTATAATGTTGCCGAGGAAGAGCGATTGCGCAACAATATTATCACGTCTATTGTCGGAACGAATGAGGAAATAACAACACGGGACGCATTGAACGAACAACAGATAAAAGCAAATTTTGAGAGCCAAAGCACAATTTTAAACCGGGTAAAGAAAGGATTTGAGGCGGCGCAACAATTCGTTGATGAAACGGTTTGCCGATTGAGGTACGGCAATTTGTTTGTTTCTGCAAAAATCAATTTAGGCACGGAATTTTATATTTACGATGCAATGGAGTTGCGGGAACGTTACAAGTTAGCAAAGGAAACCGGAGCAAGTGAGGCAGAATTGGACGCAATGCAAAACCAAATTATCGAAACGGAGTACCGGAACGACTCGACCCAATTACAACGTATGTTAGTGTTGGCAGAATTGGAGCCGTACCGACATTTAACCCGTGCCGAGGTATTAAATTTATATGGGCAACAGATAATTAGCGAACCGGAATTGCGTGTAAAACTGAATTTTGCTAATTTTGTTCGCAGATTTGAGCGAGAAAATACAAATATTTTGGAATTTGGAACGCAAATACCATTTTCCGAGAAAATAAAAGTAATAACTAATAAATTTTACGAGTATGCAAGTGAGAACAGAGGAGGGGCAAATTAAAGACGTCAATATTTTAGACGTTACCCCGGAAAATTTTATTGTACCAAAGGGCGAGGAAGATTGTTATCATTGCCGAATTGAGGTTAAGAAATTCAACCAAGACACGGGCGAAAGAATTTCAAAACCACGTATGCAGGTTTTCGGCAAAAAGTTCTTTGAATCTTTTGGGTTGCACAATTTGAGAAAGCAGGGTTTTACCGTTGATGTAATGCACGACCCGAACAAATGGTTGCAGGAAAACGAGGCTAAATTGGAGGCAGAAAAACAGAAGAAAGCCGAAGCCGGTGCAAAAGCCAAAGCAGAGGCAGCAGAGGCAGAGAAAAAAGCAATGAAAGAAGCTATGAAAGCCGAAATTCTTGCAGAACTGAAAGCCGAGGGATTGTTGGCAACGGCGGAAAAGTCGGGAAGAAAATCAAAGGAAACACCGGAAGCAAAGCAGGATGCGCCGGAAACAAACAAATAAGTTAAACCAAAAAATTATAAAGATATGGCACAGATTGCACAGCAGGACAATTTGATTGTTACAAGTACGAAACCAATTGCGACGATAGACGAAGCCGCAAAAAAGAAATTGAAAGAATGTATTGAAGCCGGAACAATTTACGATGTTATTGTAGTAACACCGGAAACGGCAAAAGTAACAAACAAATCAAAGGTATTGGCATGGTCGAAAGACGTAACAGCACCGCAGGCACCAACATATAAGGTTGCGTTGGTTGATTGCAATACCGGAGCGTTGAGTGTATTTAGTTTGAGTTAATAATAAAAGGGTAATATTATGGCATTAACAAGAGATATTTTGGTAGCGAATGCGGCTTTGTCCGGTTTGACTGACGAACAGATTAACGCAATTACAACGTTATCACAGAATGACGAAAATAGTGTAATAGCAAAGAAAACCGGGGAAATTTACGGCAATTTGGATGTGGATATTTTGGCAGCGTCCGGAGTTGAGAAAAACGGAACTGAAAAAACATACGATTACGCAAAACGTGTGTTGGGAGATTTTAAGACAAAAGCGGAAAGCGTTACCGGGTTGGAATCACAGATTGCAATATTGACAAAAGAGAAAACCCGTTTGGAAAAAGTAATTGCCGACGGTGGAGCAGATGCAGAAACCGCAAAGCAATTAAAGCAGGCAAAAGCAGATTTGGCAAACGTTACAACTCAATATACAGAGTTGAACAAAAAGTTTGAGGCAGAAAAAGAAAACCACGCCAAAGAGTTGTTCGGCATTAAGATAGACAACGAATTGCAAACAGCGTCCGCAGGGCTTAAATTTAAGGCAGGTTTGCCGGAAAGTGTAACAAAGGTTATTTTGCAGCAGGCTAACGATAAAATCAAGGGAATGAACCCGGAATATATCGACGATGGCAAAGGCGGCAAAATTTTGGCGTTTAAGGACGAAACCGGGGCGATTATGAGAAACCCGAACAATCAGTTAAACCCATTTACGCCGGGCGAGTTGTTAACCCGTGAATTGGACGCAATGGGAATAATTGACAAAGGACGCCAACAGCCGGGAGGCGGAACAATCCCGCCGGGAGGTAGAGGCGCAGGCGGTAGCGTAGTAATTGACGTTGCAGGATGCAAAACACGTGTTGAAGCATACGACGCAATTAGTAACAATCTGATGGCGCAGGGAATGACCGCAGGTTCCAAAGAGTTTGAGGATGCAATGGCGCAAGCATGGAAAGACAACAATATTGCAGCATTGCCGGAGAGATAAAACAACCACGGGTAAAGGGTAAACCCGCATTAATAACAATTTAAAATAAAACATTATGAGTTTAATTGCAACAAGATTACAGAATTGGCGAGTTCAGAACCCGGAATTTGACCGCAATATGACCCGCCCGTGTGAGTATGGCGCATTGGATTTCTTTATTGAGCAAACCAACGCCGCAAATTCCATTATTAACCCAAAGTTGAGGGAAAGGGCGTTTGCCTCAATGGGTAATACCGTGCAAATCCCGGTTATCAATTACGATGGCGATGTTACCGTTGGCAACGTCCGTTCATGTGTAATTGAGGACGACGAAAATACGTCCGCACTTTATACCGTTGTGTGGGCAACATACACAATCGGTTTTACTATGGTTCCGGCGGCTTATACGAACAATGAAATTTCGTATGAACACGACTTTTACCGTAAAATGGAAAAATATACACGTGCGTTGGCTGATGCGTTAGACAAAGGCGCAATTGTAGCGTTGGAAGCACAGAAAACGCAGGTATTGAAAGACAAATTGAATTATGACTTTTCCGGTAACGTTATCAAGGTTAAAAAGGAAATGGCAACCGAAATTTTGGGCGACATTGACCCAATTATGAGAGCCAATTGTTACCCACGTATGCCGCATATCGTTTGCAACGCCGGAATCGAAAGTTTGGTTCGCAAGTTGGCGCAGCATGGAGCGACAAACGACGTAAACAAACAGTTGGAATACGCCGGAAAGAAATTCCATTACACAAACAACGTGACAAACGAAGTAAGCCAAAATGGAACATTCTTTGCTGTTGAAGATGGTAACGTTGGCGTGTTAACCCGTGTTGACCGTGAAGCATTGCGCCGTACACGTGCCAATTTCCATGAATGGGATGTTGTACGTTTGCCGATGATTGATTTGCCAGTTGGTTCACATTACTATACTTCGGTTGGCGACCAAAGTGCAACAGTAGGAGCAGCAACAGAGGATTTGACTTGCGCCGTTAAGGAGTATTTCGGATTTAGTGTTGATGTTGCCTTTTTGGTTGCTTATAACAGTGACCCAACAAAGGTTGCAAATCCGATTATCAAAGCGCAGATTGCAGCACGTGACCAAAACGAACCTTTGGGTATGCCTGTATATGTTACCAACGCCGCAGCATTTCCCGCCGGAGGTGCAGGCGCATAAGCCGGAAAACGGAACAATTATTTAACCGAGGGGACGGGGTGGTTATCCCCGCCCCCTTATTTATTGCAATCTTAATTCCTAATATGGGAAATAAATGGGCGTTTTTATGATAAGAATAAATGAAATATGCGAAGCGTTAAAAAATGTGTGCGGGTGGGAGCAATCATACGACCCGAAAACATTCATTGATGAACATTTGACACAGACCGAAAGCGGGTTGTACTTTCAAGGTGCGCACCCGCTTTTGACGTTGGATAATATGCAGGCAATAATGCCGGACGATTGGGGGCTACAATACCCGGAATGGAATTTGATTTTGCCATATAAAGCCGGGCAAAAGGTAAAGCATAACAATATATTTTGGATTGCAAAAATAGATAATACCGGGCAGGAACCGACGGCGAGCGATTTTAACGAAGATTACAGCCGGGACGATTACGGAAACCC